CGTTCCCCTACCTGCGAGCAACCAATTTGCATCTATATCTACATACATTTCAGTAATTGCAACCAACAAATCAGTCGTTGCGACTGGATATTTCTTTGTTCTCGAATCAATATTGAACAATCTATTCACTGTCTGCTGCGGTATATTGATACTTTCGGCAAACTTTTTTACGCTCCTATTTGAATAGTAATCAATTAGTTGCAATATTCTTTCATTTATTTTCGGCATTTCCATATAAAAAAGATACTGAAATGTTGGTTTATTACTGAAATGTATGTATATTTGCAAAGTGGTTCCAATGTAACCACGGAGCAAAGATAGTAAAATAACCAAGAATAAGGTAGTTATGACAAAGCAAATCCTTTTACCCGCATCGGTATTGCGGGAAATGCGAGAAAAATTCAAAGTAGGACGCAATGATTTACGTCGGGCGTTAAACTACGAACGCAACAGCGATCGTGCGAGAATGCTCCGGGCGGCTGCGTTGGAACGTGGCGGGTTGATCTTTACCGGGGAGCGGGCACCGCAGGGATATTGCCCGAACGTGGAAACCCGACACGATCAAGTGCGCGGCATGATGTATCAAACATTCGGCGATCGCGTGGAGTTGCAGGTGAGCCGGGAGACCAACGCCGCAACAATCATCATCGACAACGAGCCCGTGGCGACATTCAACGACATGACCCTCGGCACATGGGGAGACGTGCTCTATTCCCTTCAAAAAATTTATAATCAATTAAATGCGTAACCATGAAAACGTATGTTTTAATCCTATCGCGTACATTCCCAGCTTATCACCCCAAAGCAGGGCAGCCAACATATTTCAAAGAGCAGCTACAAAATACACTCCTCGACATTGCCGGGGTTTCCGCTTGTGATTGCTGCAAATATGAGACTCGGAATTGTGACACCTGCGGGCACAATGCGGTGAATTTCAGAAAAAAAATACACACAATCCGGGCAAATTTCGGGCTTTGGGAGAAACGTATTGCAGAGATACAAGCCGGACGTGCTTGTCTTTCTGTTCGAGAGTGGACGGGGAGAGCATACGCAAGCAAGCAGGTGGAGATCGCAAGGCTTACCGCCGCCGACGGTGTAGGTCTCGACTCCTTTGTCGGCAAAACTCGCAAAATAGGTACTCGCCTCCCTGCTGGGTTTGATTTCACTTTGGATAATATCGCGCGTAATGACGGCCTTTCGGTTGAGGATTGGGAATGCTGGTTTTCTAACGGTGCGAAATACAGAGAAAACAAACGAATGGCAATAATCCACTTTACACCATTTCGATATACAAAATAAATCCCGATTGGCAAACACCCCGGCTCGCGTCCGGGGCGGGAGCAAGACAAAAACAGTATTATGGAGTACTACAACGATAAATTATGTATCACACACGCGGAGCTTACCGACGGGCTTGTTAGTAAGTCTTTGATCGACAAATGGCAATCCACCGGAAAGGTTGAGCGCGTGCGTCGTGGTTGCAACGGAACCCCCGCGCTCTTTGCCGTCGATAGTCTCCCTTTCAAGTACAAAACGGAGGTTTACCGACGATTTCCCGATATGAAAGCGCAGGCAGAAAGCAAGCCGTTTGTGGAGAGTATCGAGCCGGACGGTGCCGCTTTGAATTTTTACGAAACATACCCGCTCGGTGACAACAAGTTTCTGCCGACCGATAAGCAAATCGAGTACGCCAACAATGCGGCGATCTTAAACGCTTTCCGTGTGGTGCTCGAACGCTCGAACAGCCAGCGCACGCGGCAGAGTCACAAACGCATCAACAAAACCGAATTTTGGCGCAAGGCGGCGCAGGCATTGCCGCGTATCGCCGATACATTCCCGAACAGCCTGCCGGAGAACCCGCGCCGTCTGCAAGACAAATTCAACCAATATCTGCGCGAGGGTTACGCCGCTTTGATTACGGGCAAGTATGGCACACGCAACGCGGCCAAGATCAACGACGACACCAAAGAGAGCCTCCTCGTGCGGCTTATCTCCGACGCCCGCAACCTCGACAACGCACAAATCGCGCGGCTTTACAACGTGGTCGCAGAGGCGCAGGGCTGGGAGACGATCACCGGGTCGGCGGTCGGTGTATGGCGCAACAAATACGACCTTGTGACGGCGGGCGGACGCCTCGGTGCGACCCGGTTCCGCAACCAAAAGAGTATGCAGATAAAACGCTCGCGTCCGACGCTGCCGCTCTTGTATTGGACTATGGACGGGTGGACGGCGGAGCTGCTCTACCAAAAAGAGGAAATCCGCAACGGTCGCCGCGTGGTGACTTATACAAATCGTCTCACTCTTGTACTCGTACTCGACCCGTGCCTCAATTACCCGATCGGGTATGCGATCGGCGAGCGGGAGAACCCCGAGCTTATCAAAGCCGCCCTCCGCAATGCGGCCAACCATACCGCCGAGTTGTTCGGCATCCGTTACCGTGTCAATCAGTTGCAAAGCGACAACTACGGGCGCGGGAACCTTACCCCGGTTTATCAAGTCATGGGTGACAAGTACACCCCGGCACGGGCTCACAATGCAAAGGCAAAGGTGATCGAGCCGTTCTTTGGCTATTTCAATAAAAAGTATTGCCGCCTCTGTGCGAATTGGTCGGGTTTCGGTATCACGTCGAACAAGAACCTGCAACCGAACAGCGAGTTTTTGAACAAAAACCGTCACAGTTTTCCGACCGAGGAAGAGTGCCGCCAGCAACTCGCCACCTTTGTCGAACACGAGAGAGCCGAGAAACGCGAGCAGTATATGGCCTTGTTTGCCGAGCTGCCCGAGGAGCGCAAACTCCCGCTTTCCGACGAGCAATATTTGCTCACGTTCGGAGCCGAGACGGGCTATCAGAACGCAATCGAGGGTACGGGCTTACGTCCTACGATCGGCGGTATCAAACGCGATTACGATTGTTTCAACCCCAAATTCAGAGAATACGCGCACGTCCGCTGGGCGGTGAAATACGACCCGGAAAACCTCGACAATGTGCTCGCGGTGAACGAGGACGGCTCGCTGCGCTTTATGCTCGAACGTAAGCACGTGCAGCCAATGGCACTCGCCGAACGCCGGGAGGGTGACGCCGAACAACTCGCCCGGGTGCATGGGTTCAACAAGCAGCTCGAGGAGAATATCACCGAACGGCTCGCCCTCGCCCACGGAAAGGTGGAGCAACTGTTTAACGACAACCCGCAGCTCGACGTTGCGACCCGCTTGTTGCTTTGCGACAGCCGGGGGCAGAACAAGAACCACAAGCAAACGCGCCGACTCCAAGCGCACGAGGTCGAGGACATCGAGGCGATCGAGGTTGCAACCGTGAAACGGGTCGCCCCGAGGGTCGAGGAGGAGGACGATATAACGAAATTATACTAATAACCAGAAATACAGCAAATTATGAAAACGGCAGAAAAACAGCAAATCAAAGCCAAGCTCGCGGAGTTCTGCGAGATCAAAGGCGGGCAGAACAAGGCCGCAAACGCTATGCTCGGCGTGAGCTCGGCGACAATCTCCCAAGTGCTCAATGATAATTGGGAGTTGATAAGCGAGGAAATGTGGCGCACGATCGCCTCGCAAATCGGGTACGACCCGCGGGCGTGGGTGGTTGTCGAAACACGGGGCTACAAACGTATGTACGGGCTTTTGCAGGACGCGCAGGATAACGCCGTTGTGTTTGCCGTAACGGGTGACGCCGGGTGCGGCAAGAGCGAGGCGATAAAGAGCTATACGGCCAATAATCGCAACGTGTACAATCTTTCGTGCTCCGAGTATTGGAACCGCAAGCATTTCATGGCGGAGCTGCTGCAATGTATGGGTATCGACTCGACGGGTAGCACGGTGCCGGAAATGATGTCCGACATTATTCTCGCCCTCAAAAAGAAAGAGAACCCGCTCGTCGTGCTCGACGAGGCCGACAAGTTGAGCGACCAAGTGCTCTACTTTTTCATCAGTCTGTACAACAAGCTCGAAGATCACGTCGGGATTATACTCTGCGCGACGGACTACCTCGAAAAGCGCATTAAAAAAGGTGTCAGAACCAACCGCAAGGGGTACAAGGAGATTTACAGCCGCGTCGGTCGCAAGTTCATACCGATTCAGATTGTAAACAGCGAGGACGTCGCCGCCGTGTGTATCGCCAACGGCGTAAACGCCCCGGAAACGATCAACGAGATTATCGAGGACTGCGAGAACGACTTGCGGCGCGTGAAACGCAAAGTCCACGCGATTAAACAGCGTTCAACCACCAAATAAGCACCGTTCAAATGGCAAAGGCGATAAGTAATAAAAACGTCCTCGACGCTCGATTTAAGGTTGCGGACTTTGCGGGCAAGTGGCTCGCATCGTTCGGCAAACCCGAGCTCCGCGGTGCGTGGATTATTTACGGGGAGAGCGGCAGCGGTAAAACCCACTTTGCTTTAGAGTTGCTCAAATATTTGTCCGGGTTCGTCGATCGGGCGGCCTACGACACATTGGAGCAGGGCTTGTCGCTCTCCTTTCAGAACGCATGGAAAGACGCCGCAATGCACGAGGTCGGCTCGCGGGTTATCGTGCTGGCAAAAGAGCCTATCAAAGAGCTGCGGGAGCGGTTACGCAAGCGGAAAAGCCCCGACGTCGTGGTTATCGACTCGATTACGGCTTTGGTGGGGTTTACCCGGGCGGTGTTTATCGAATTGATAAACGAGTTCCCCGACAAGCTGTTTGTGTTCATCGCCCACGAGGAGAACAACAAACCATATCCGGCGATCGCGCAGCACGTGCGCAAGTTGTCCGAGGTGAAAATACGGGTCGAGGGTTACAAGGCATTCATAACAACCCGGTTTCAAGGTGAGAACGGCGAGGGCGGCTCCGACTTCGTGATATGGGAACAAGGAGCCAATGAGTATTGGATTGACAAACTATAAACTTACAGATATGTGCACAATGGATAAAATTCACAACGGAGTGCTCCGCAAGTTTCACACGCTTTGCTCGCGGCTGGGGCTTACGGAGGAGGAGAAACGGGCAATCGTCGGGAGTTATGGTGTTGAGAGTAGTGCGGACATCGACACGCACGATCTTATCGACATCTGCGCCTCGCTCGCCAAGCAATTAGAGGGCGACAAAGGCGACGCAATGGATAAGCTGCGCAAGCGGGCAATGGCTGCGATCGGCGGCTATCTGCGGAAGATCAACCAGCAGAGCAACGGCGAGATCATCAAAGGCATTGCCTGCCGCTCGACCGGGTACGAGTCTTTCAACAAGATACCCGCGGAACGTCTGCGGAACGTGTACAACACATTCCGCAACAAGCAAAAAGACATCGACGCAGCCGAGAGTATCGCAATGGAGCTCTTGGCGCAAACCTATACGACGGGCAAGAGCTCGTCGGCGGTGCTGAATTAACATTTTTATTCACTTTCCAAAACACAATTTTATGAGTTCAAACAACAATTCAACGAGTTCGGGTATTGGCTTTTGCGGCTTGCTCACAATCGCCTTTATCGTTCTGAAACTGACCAACTGTATCGCTTGGTCGTGGTGGTGGGTTCTCGCCCCGTTGTGGGTTCCGCTGGGTCTTGTGCTGGTTGTGCTGGCAATCCTCGGCATTATCCTGCTGGTTAAACTTTTTAGCGGATTATCAAAGCGATGAAATGGTACATCAGCGGTAAAATTACGGACTTACCAGCCGACCAAGTGACCGCCAAATTCGAGCAGGCGGCACAGCAGATCAGAGCATTCGGGCACGAGCCCGTAAACCCTCTCAACAACGGCCTCGACATGGCTGCGCATTGGAACGAGCATATCGTCGCGGACATTGCCCTACTGCTCGAGTGTGATGCAATTTACCTGCTCAAAGATTGGGGCGACAGCAAAGGGTCACGCATCGAGGCAAACATTGCCGGGGAGTGCGGTTTGGAGATCATTCACCAGCCGGATTTTGCAACCTACCAAGAAAATAAAAAAGTCTATTAAACCACTAAAAACAACATTATGAACAAGGAAAATTCAGTTATAGGATGCGGTTATATTCCGCGCGACGTGGAGGCAATTTGTCTCAAAACCAACAGAGAGGCCGAGCTCGGCGAGGTGGAGTATAAAATTATTGCCGAGCCTTACGAGCGCGAGTGGAGCGGTGGAATGCTTTTGCCTTTCGGTATGCCGAAAGCAGAAAAGCGCATGACGGTAAACGTCCTCGACAAAAATACGGGTTTAACGTATGCCGTCGAGTATGAACCTGCGAACCTCGTGCGTACTGTCTCGGAACCGAAAACCGACAAGTCCGGAGAGAAAGTCGATTTTGTCGAACGTGCTCGGCAGATTGCCGAGGAGCTCGGAGAGATATTCAATAACGGGGGGGGGATTTCGGAAAAGTGTGGTGTTGCGTTTTTTTCGATCTCCGACAACGGTGACGGCAAAACCTCGTCGGTAAACACTTTTCTCGGCGGTCGCGGCGATCGGATTGTGGACTGCATAGCAACGTGTGCGGAAAATCCTAAAGCAGTCGAACTGGTGACAAAGGGCGTGATGAAAGCAACACTCCGCGGTATGTTCACCGGGAGCGAAAAGAAAGAATAAACCAATCATTTTTATAACAATGGCAAAAACAAGAGAAAAAAAGGTCGTGGTTTCGGGAGTTACGCGCGACCAAATGGAGGAGGCATTCGGCACATTCGCCTTTGCTGACGCCAAAATGCAGGGTATCAACGCGGCAATGGACGCCGAGATTACCAAGATCAGAGAACGCAACGCCGACGAGCTCGCCAAGTGGCAGCAGCAAAAGGACGCCTCGCTCGAGGTGTTGCAGACCTACGCCACCGAGAACCGCGACGAGCTGTTTTCCAAAAAAAAGAGCATGGAAACGGCGCACGGCGTCCTCGGGTTCCGCACCGGAACACCCAAGCTCAAAACCCGCAAGGGTTTCACGTGGGCGGCGGTGTTGGAGTTGCTCCGACAATTCAATCCGGCGTATGTGCGGACAACCGAGGAGATCGCCAAAGACAAGCTCCTCGCCGATCGGGACGAGGAGGAAATGCCCGAATTGATGCAGAAAGTCGGTATTAAGGTCGAGCAGGACGAGACGTTTTTTGTTGAACCTAAAAAAGAGGAGTAAACCGCTGAATGTGTGAGAAAGTACGACACTATGACAAAGAGAGCATCGAGGTATGCCGCAACTGCAAGGGCACCGGGGTAGCCTATACGGTGCCCGAGTTTCACCCCTACGGGAAAGAGAAAGACCCCGAACCGTATGAGTGCCCCGTCTGCAAAGGCAGCGGGAGGGTGAAAAAGACGCTGAACATCGAGATCACGATTGAGCCCTACACGGGCTCGATCTCGGTGTAAAAAAAAAGCCCGCCAACCGGGAACAGCTAACGAGCGAGGAGTGGGGACTCTTTTGCAAAATTAGTAAGTTTTCGGCACATGGCAAAGGGTTTTCGCTATAAAAGTACGTTATGCCGCATCCGAGAGGTCTGCGAGATAACAAAGGAGCATTACGAGGAGGGCAACCAATCGAAATGCTACCGGGCTGTATGGCGAAAGTATATCGAGCCAAAATACGGGATTTGTTACCGCACTTACTTAAACTACATCAACGAACCATTGCCGAAAGACCCCGACGGTAAGCAATTATCACTATTCGATTTATGAAAAACGCAATCTTTTATCTGAAAATGACCGCGGCGATACTTTATACCGTCACCCTGCACTTGGTCGGGTACCTGCTCTATGTGTTCTCCGGCGTCATTCGTTCGCTGGCGTTCCTGCTTATGTTGTCGCCCCGGTCAGCAAAAAACGAGCTGCGGGTGATATTTCGGGTTTTTCGGAGTATTGGAGACTTTTAGCGATCGTAAAATGGAGTTAAACGAGAAAATAGATAGGTCTATCCGACTATTAAAATCGGTAAAATGCGACGAAATGGAGCTTTGTTATTCGGGTGGTAAGGATAGCGACGTTATTTTAGAGCTTGCAAAACTTGCCGATATTTCATACCGGGCAATATACAAGAAAACCACTATCGACCCGCCCGGCACAATAAAGCATTGCCGAGACAATGGAGTAGAAATACACGAGCCAAAAATTCGTTTCTTTGATTTAATAAAACAGCGGGGGTTCCCAACAAGGAGGTGTCGGTTTTGTTGTGACGAATTGAAAGAATATAAGATTTTAGATAATGCTGTTCAAGGTATTAGGCGTTGCGAAAGCGTGCAGCGAGCAAAAAACTACAAGGAGCCTATTATCTGCCGGATTTATGGGAGTAAGGCAAACCACGTGAACGTGATTTTACCAATACTCGAATGGACGGATAAAGACGTTTCCGATTTTGTCGAGCTGCAAAATATCCGATGTCACCCGCTGTATTATGTGAATGGTGTTTTTGATGTTAAAAAGAGACTTGGGTGTTTGGGCTGCCCTTTGCAGGCCGATAACGGATTGTCAGATTTCAAAGAGAACCCGATGCTCGTTAAAGCATGGATAAAAGCCGGGCAGGAATGGTGGGACAGACCCCGAGCAAAAGAGATAAAGTGCAAAACCAAATTTGAGAGTATTTACGATCTCTTTGCTCACGATATTTTCTTTGATAGTTATGACGCATTTGCCAACGCAAAAAATGGAATGTTCGGGCGCGTTGATTATAAGCAGGAGCTCGAAAAATACTTTAACATAGAATTGTAAAGCAATAAAACACCCAAAAGAGCCTCGCGGAATTGCGAGGCTCTTTTTCATTTCCCTTGCACGAGCGTCACTCCGACGGCCACCGCCCGGGGTTTCACCGCCGAGGTGTCGGTCGCCCGTGTCACGTAACACTCCTCGTCATGCTGCACCCGTTCGTGGTCGTGATCGGTGACAGACTCGGCCAGCATAAAACAGTTGAACCCGTCGCCACAAAGCCCCTGCATCGCCGCGCTCACTCTTTCGAGCAATTCGAGGCGTTCGAGTGCCTTGTCTTGGTACTTTCCGCCCTCCTCGGGGGTTGCGAGCGTCTCGGTGATAACATGGAGCCGCACCCGAATATCCGCCGATCGTGCGCCCTGCGAGAGCTGCGTCCAATCTATCGGCTCAAACTCCACGAACACCGCGGGCATTTTGAAAGCCCGTTGCTTGGTGAGCTGCTCGGTGTTGCGGTTCCATAGGCTCGTGAATTGTATGCCGACCTTTGCCGTTTTGAGCCGCGCGGCGACGGCTTTGTAAATTGCTTTTCTCATTGTCGTATCTCCTTTGCCAAGTTGTCGAAAAATCCGACGATATTCTCGTTCACGATCTGCTTTACTGCCCGCTGCACCTCGGGACTGTCGCCGATAAATTGGCGTTGCGGCATTTCCATAGTCCGGGAGTGAGACCGCACGGTGTAGGTCTTGCCCGTCCGCTTGTTCGTCCGGTTGTGTGTGCGGACGGTCTGCGTAAACTTTCCGCCCGTGTTGTGCAGCTCGGTATATGGCAGCGGCGAGGAAAAATGCACGCCGCGCCCACGGACGGCAGCCCGGATAGACCGGCGCATCTTGCCCGTCACATGGAGGAGCGAGCCTTTGGCCTTTTTGTTCTTCCGGGGTTTCCATTTGGAGCCAAAAAAGCCCTTGCGTTCAAAGTTCCGATCGAACATTTCGGCGAGCTCTACCCGCATATCCGAAAGTATATTTTGTATCAAGTCATTAGTATTTGACATTTTCGTTGTTTATTGAGTGAAAATTTTGTAGATTTGCGAAAAATATACTCGCATGTTGGTAGATCACGAAATACAGACACCCCGCTCTTGTCAGGAGTGCAACCACTATCTCGGTGGCTGCAAGTGTCGTGCGTTCGATCAAATACCGATCGAGATATACACGGACGCCGAGAGCCACGCTGCCAAGCGCAGCGACCAAAAAGGCGACTACGTGTTTTTGTCAGCCAAACCAGCGGAAACCACCCGCGTATATGAAAGCAAGGATTAATCCTTGCTTTTTTGTTTCCTGTATTCATTCTCGATAAATTTCCCCACAGCCTCCGCCAGCGGGCGCGGTGTCGGGTTGTTCAAATACTCGCTCCATGCCTCGGCGATAAACTCTTTTTGCGGCGTATAGTTCGCTTTGCGCATCATGCTCGGGCGGTACGCATACCCGGAGAGGTTCTCCCGGACGTACTGCTCGCCGTGGCCGACTGCCTCGTTGTATATTTTGAGGAAATCGGCGTTTTTGTAGAGGTTGAGCAGCGCGTCGAGCTTGTGCCCGAGTTCGTGGTCGAACACCGCTTTCACCGTGTCGCATTTCTCCGGGTGAAACTTACTTGCGACGTCCCGTTGCAGGGAGGTCGTAACCTTGTCGCCCGTCCATGCGGTATTGAAAACTAAACCGTTCAGACCATAAGCCGCGCACCCCTCGCTCGAATAGGCGTAACAATCCCGTAAATATGCGGTTTTGCGAGCCCATTTTTTGGCTGTTTCCATGAGCATAGACTCGGGGAGCTTTCCGTTGTACAGCGTTTTCAGTTCCTCGAATTTTGCCGTCGTGAGCATCTTTACGCGCCCGGTCATGGAGCCGACAAACTTTATTTTCTCTTTCAGTTCGGGAAAGTCCCGAAAGTGTCTATCCACACAGTCGAAAATCTCCTTTACCTGCCCGATGTCCTTTTTCTTAAACCCGGAAAGGTCGCAATTCAACCCGAGCTCCCTAAATTGCTGCTCTGCCTGCTCTATGGTCTTGGCCGTGAAACGCTCTTTTGCAAGTTGTTCGACAACCTCTTTCGCACGCTTGGGGGCTTTGTTGTACGGGTGTTTGTCCGGGTACAATTTCAAGTCCTTGCCGGGGTTGAAACGAAACATTTGCTTTTTGGGGTCGGCGGTGATCTGCTCGCCGATCTCGATAGCTTTCTCGCTGTCGCTTGCGGGGTACTTGTTTTTCCGCACCTGCACCACGGTACAACGGCAATTCCACCCGTTCGGCGGCGTGTACTGCGACCAAAACGGGTCGCTGGGCGGCAGGGTGATATTGTGGAGTAGCTGGTGATCTGTCCGCACCCGTTCGTCTCCCGCCGTCCGATATTGCAGGTCGTAACGGTCGCCGTCCTGCTCGAAATCGTGCCACTTGGCGGCTATTTGCGAGGAGGTGACGGCGTGGTTGTATTCCGCATACAGATAATTGCGGTTATACTTGGCGTCGATTTTCACCACGTCCTCGTGGAATTTCTCAAACGGTTTTATTCCTCCGCCCTCTCCGATCAGCGACAAGCCGACCTCGTTTAGCGAGTGATAGGTTTTCAGCCCCGAGAACACAAATGCGTTGTTTTCGAGTGCTCCGACCAGCTCCTCGGGCACCTCCTCGGCAATGGACGAGGACACCGCTCCGCCAAGTATGCGGAACGTCTCGGCGATCACCTCGAGGGCGGGTTGTTCTTTGAGCATGTCGGGCGTAAATCCGCCGCGCTGGTGCACCCACTTTGCCGCCCGCTCGAACACCTCGCTGTCAAACTCGAAATCGGGTGTTTTTTCGGCCTCTGCGAGCCTCAACGTCTCGTTGTGGTATAGTTGTTCCAACGCCTCGCCCAAACCCCGGTAAAACGCCCGGAAATTCTTTTGCGGCACCTCTCGGGGGCTGGCGTCCTTGCCCTTTGCTGCGTCAGCCCCTACTCGAAAAAACTCTTTGCGTCGGGTTTCTTTGCCCCGGTGATCGGTATTTTGTACTTGTCGGCGAAATACGCCGGGTCGATGTCGTACTCCTGCAAGAGCAGCCGCTCGATTTCGCGCTGCTCGGCGGGGGTGTAGTTGGTCGCCTCGTCCCAATCGAACGTAACGCCCGCAAGCGGGAACCCGTGCCGCAGCATCAGCGGAATAAGCCGATCGTTCACGAGGTACTTTATCATTGTCGCGTCGGCGCGGCAAATATTCTCGAACACCTCGAGGTGCGTCTCGGACTGCGACAATGAGCTGCCGTTGTCGATCGTCATTGTCTGGCCGAGTATGCCTTTGGAAATTTCCGAGTTGCAGCGGTCGATACGTTTGTCGTACACGTTATAAGCGTCGCCCCGGGTCGTCTCTTTGATTTCGATGTCGGTGCCCTCGGGGAACAATCCCCACGGTGCGGCACCCATTTCGGCGAGCATTTTCTCAATGCGGGCAATGTCTTTCGTGTCTTGGGACATTGTTTTCGCTATTCGGATAGGCATTCCGAATATTTCCCCGAACGTGTCCCAATAGGCGAGCATGTTTTTCTTGGAGAGCGACTGCGGGGCGCATTTGAGCAGCAGCCCGAGGTCGCGGGGTTTCCCGACCTCGATGCACCATGCAGCAATGTCGCCCTCGCGGTATAATATGCCGTTTTTCCAATCGTCGCCCGCCTCCCGGGTAATCACCCCGTACTCGGGCACGACGTGCTTACGGGGCACGAGCTCGACGCCGGAAAAGGACATAATGCCGTTTTCGTTGATTATGTCGCCGAATTGGATTAACGAGTGCCCGAAATAGGGGCTATCGAGCGCAAGGTCGATAAAATTCATAAACCACTCGCGCTCGAACATGAGGCGGGCTTTGTCGTCCTCTTTACCGTTCTTGCCCGTGAGCATGAACGGCTTTTGCAAGGTTTTGCCCTTGCGCTGGGAGATACACCCGGTCAGGTGCAAGTCGATCATTGCGTCGCTGTACACGTCGAGCAGGGTGCAGCGGTTCGGTTGTTCGTAATTGATTGCCGCCTGCCAAGCCCTCCGCCACGTGGCGATGTCCTTTTTGGTGAGGCTCTCGGTCTGCTGGTTCAACTCGATTAGAACGTCCTTTTTTTTCTTTACCTGCTCCGCAAACTGCGCCGCGAGTTTGAACACTTCGCGCTGGCGGCGTGCGGTCGTTCCGGGTATTGTGGAGAGGATGTTGTCAAATAAACGCATTCAGCATATAAACAGAGTTTAAGCGGTGTTTAACCGCTGTTTAATAACTATAATCGCTCGGGGGCATTCCGCCGAAGCGCATCGGGTTCGAGGTGTCGGTCTGTCCGTCCTCGCTGGTGTATGTCGGCAGCTTCGGCATTGTCCCGCCCTTGCTCACTTTCGTAAGCCACGCGATTGCGTTGTCATAAAGCTCCTGCCGCCCGTCGAGGGCGAGGCTTTGCGGCAGCCAATGCGCGAGGTAGAACAGCGCGATATTCACCGTCACCTGCACGAGCATATCGTTTCGGTCGTCTCCGGAGGCGGCAAACGCCTTGTCGGTATCATACCGCGGTCGGAGATAGCTCGCCACCTCCTCCATTGCCACGCGCTCGGCTTTCTGCCGGGTCGCGGGGTCGCTGCGTGTGAACACGTCGAGCTCCTCCTCGTCGCACACGACTTTGTAATCTTCCTCGGTGAGAAACATTGTCAGTGGGTTTTATAGATTGCCAGAGACTCGGCCTTTTCCGGTGTGAAACCTTTGCAAAATGCCCCCTCTTTGATTTTCTGTTTGAGGTGCTGTTTGCTGACGACGAGAGGTTTTCCGCCGTACATAATCACGAGCTGCTTTTTGCCCGTTGTGACCGCCTGCCGATCGGCTCGTTTGATTGCCCGTTTGCAACGCCTGTAAAGCACATAGCTCTTGTATGCCTTTACGATTTTCTGAAATAATTTTACCATGAGTTTTTGGATGTTGGCCGCCGCCCGATCTTGGGGGCGAATGTTTGTATTCTCGTTTGTTGTTGGAGTATATAAATTGCACCCTCGTCGGCGTCCGGTGCGTCGTCGTGGCTGCTGGTTCCTTTCTCGAACGCGAGCGTCTGCTCCAATCCGGCAAGCGTGTCGGGGTCGTTCTGCTTGTCGGCGTTGTAGTACACAAAGCCGCGTTCCCACAGCGGGGAGATACCCTCGATACGCTGGAATTTGTCGGGTTTCTTGCGCTTGTCCGCCCGTATCGGGAGCTGGTACCCGCGCAAGTTTCCCTCGCGCGTAAACTCGTCGAGGATTATATCTTGCAGAAAATTCGCCTCTATGTAGTAGTAGCAGATCACCCCGGCGGCGAGCATCCGCTCGTGGAGGTCATACCACCAGCGCACCATTTCGGCGACCGAACATTGCCGGACGAACGCCTCGATTTGGTGCAGCTCTGTCCCGTATTTGCCCCACAGTTTGATAGCCTTATAGTCGTTCTTCGTGGTGCCCTTAAACGAGGGGTCGCAATAGGCTACGAGATAGGTGTATTTTTTCAGCGGCGGCAGCTTTTTCCACCTTATCCACGTGTGTTTGAACACCGCGCCCTCGGTAATCGGGTTGTTCATCATTTCCTTTTGGAATGATCGGTACCCCATGAATTTTTCCATAGCGCGGAGCTCCTCGAGCGTCCATTTGGCCGACCATGACACGCACCCCTGCTTGTCGATCGCGTTCACCTGCGAAACGATCACGCCGTCCGTTGCGCAGATATTGGCGAGCACGCTGCACTTGCTTATGAGGTTCCCGACCATGATAAACCGCCCGCGGCCACCGTCGAGGGCACCAAACAAAGCCTCTTTCACCCAATCGGTGAGCTTGCCGACGCGGGTCTCGTTACCGCACAACTCGTCGTCGTCGAGGTCGTCGATCACGATGTAGTCCGGGCGGTGGTTGCGGTACCGCAGGCCGCGGGGTGACTGTCCGCGTCCCCGTGCAAAGAATGCGCAGCCGTCGGCGGTGACAAACTCGCCCTCCTGCCAGCTCCCGGCGTTGTACTGAACCCCGAAATCGTTTATATACCGCTGGTTGTATTGTAGCTCGGCCTGCAAGTCCGCGAGCAGGGTGTTTGCGTTCTCCTGCGACTTTCCGACGAGCACCATTACGTTGAGCTCGCGCACCGCTTGGCATTTCAACCACATAGGTATCATTATATCCATGTGGGTACTCTTGGCGTGCCCTCGCGCCCACTTAAACGCTGCTTTGAGGTTGCGGTTCTTGCGGATTTTGTTCGCGGCGTTGATATGGAACGGGGCGCACTCGGTATGCTTTCCCGTGGCCGGGTCGTCGGTGTAGTGCGGGAAATAGTAATTTACGAAAAAGGCATAATCCGCCCGTGCTCGTTTGATACGTGCCTGCTTGTCCGCCTCGCTTTCGGCGCGGTTTACGGTGGTTTGACTCTGCACGTTGTCGCACCACTCTTTCCACCGTTTGGTGGCGTCGTTTACTCCTGCGACCGACATTTATTCTCCTTTCGTGCTTAACAACTCGGACACATAGAGGTCTTGGTACTTGTTTATCGCTTTGAGCAATTCGGGCGTGAGCTCCTCGTCGGTTGCGGCTCTACGTTGCAGCCACTTACCCAGCGCGAGGAACACCTCGATCGCATCGACGACGTTCGCTTTCTTGTCGAATTTCTCGATCACGGAGGCAAACTTGGCGAGCTTGTCGCCGAGTCCGTCGAAAGCATCGTCGTCGTCCTCGCTTTCGAGGACTTTCTCGAGCAGTTTGTCGATCGTGCGCAGCACCTTGTTCACGAGCTCGGGGCGCGTGACGTTCTTCGCAGCGCGTAATTTATCCCACGACGCCTCGGCGACCCAGCGGTTTACGGTTTGCTTTGACACGCCGACTTTTTCGGCGATAACTTTCTGCTGTTCGCCCGACATATAGAGCACGCGGGCAAATTCTTTCTTTTCATCGGTTGCTTTATTTCCCATTCATAAGCATACGTTTTTGGGGTTTCTACCTGTCCCGTCCGGGGCGTCTGACGGTACAAAAATCACCCTTTGCCTATTGATTTGAAAAAATATCGCAAACTCTTTACACTCTTTTTGTTACGGCTGTAAAAGAGCCGCATTTTTGTCGCATCAAACATCGCGGGATAGAGCAGTTGGCAGCTCGTGAGGTTCATTCCCTCAAGGTCGCAGGTTCGAGTCCTGCTCCCGCTACAAATAAACCCTTTTGAGGTCGGGGCGGTGGCGCACTTAAAAAAGAAATGCCGCCCCTAATTTTTACAGAATGGCAAAAGACTTTATCATCAACACGAACGGACTCAATAGCTGGGGCACCCGCGTAATGACGTCCGGCATCGACACAACGCAGTATCAGCGAAACCCGGTGCTCCTGTATATGCACAAGCGGGGTTTTGACGGTAAGAGCACGCCGATCGGACGTGTCGAGAATATCCGCGTCGAAAACGACGAGCTGCGCGGTACCCCCGTCTTTGACATGAAAGACCCGTTTGCCGCGGAGATCGGGCGCAAGTGGGAGGAGAACTTTATCCGAATGTGCTCGGCAGGCGTCGAGCCTATCGAGTTGAGCTCGTCCCCGGAGCACCTCTTGCCGGGGCAAATCCGGGCGACGGTCATGCGCTCGAAGCTCGTCGAGGTTTCGATCGCGGATATTGGTTCCAACGACGGAGCCTTGCAGCTCTATGAGCCGGGCGGCCAAATCTTGCAGCTCGCCGCGGGTGCGGACAACGACTTTCTCCCGCTGCTCAAAACGGAAACGACCCCCACGGCGGCGGAACCTGCCGCGGGTGCAGATAACAACGATAACAATCAAACCAATTTTTCGATGAACGACATTTTACTGACCCTCGGATTGGCTGCAACTGCAACCGAGGCGGACGCGGTAAGCGCGATCACCAAGTTGCAGGACGAGGCCAAGCGAGCCGGGACGCTCGAACTTGCCCGTATCGAGACCGCCGTCGATACGGCGATTGCGGCGCATAAGGCGACCGCCGACAAGCGCGAGAACCTTATCACGCTGGGCAAAAAGGCGGGTTTCGAGGCTCTGCAATCGACGCTCGACATGCTGACCCCGGTGCAGAAACCGAACGACGTTATCAACCGCGCGGGCGGAGCCGCTGGTGCCGCCGCAAGTCCTGCCGTGACGCTGGCGTATTCGCAGATGACCGAGGAGCAGCTCACCGAGCTGAAAGAAAAGAACCCGGACGAGTTTCTGCGGCTATTCAAGGCCGAGTTTGGCTACGTTCCCAAGCTCGACAAGTAACCAACAAACAATCTCTTTTTAACTGAATGAAAAAGTTTCTTTTTGCCCTTATGGGCTTAATCTGTGCCGTTTCCGTGAACTGTGCCGTCGGCGCGGTTGGTGCCGTGGCTCTCGGAGCGCAGCCTCTTTACGGTGCGCTGGCAATCAACGGCGTTTCTTTCCTTTCCGGGCTTTGCGGCGGCTTCATGCCTGCCGGGGCAGCGTGTGCCGGACTGTTCACCGAGGCGTGGACGGGTTTTATGACAAAGGCGTTCCGCACCGACCCCGAGGGGCTGGGCTGGTACACCAAAATCCGCTCGTTCGATCAGTATGTCAATAACGACGTTATCCACTTTGTGAACATCGGCGGCGACCCTACGGTGCTGGTAAATAACACCTCGTACCCGCTCGAAATTGAGGAGCTCGAGGACGGCGACAAGGCCGTGACGCTCGACAAGTACCAAACCAAGCCGACGCGCATCACCGACGACGAGCTGTATTCGCTTTCCTATGACAAAAAGGCGACGGTGATCGAACGCCACAAAGAGGCAATCGCGGAAAAGAAATACTCGCGTGCAATCCATGCGATCTCGCCGACCGAGAACACCAAAGCGACCCCGGTAATTCTCACCACGGGCGAGGCTGCCGACGGGCGCAAGATTTTGACGCGCAAGGATATTGTGCGCCTCAAAAGGCTGTTCGACAAGAACAAGGTACCCAAAGCCGGGCGTATTCTCGTGCTGTGCTCCGATCATATCGCCGACCTGCTCGAAAACGACCAAAAGTTTGCCAATCAGTATTACGACTACGCGAGCGGCAAGGTGTCGAAGCTCTACGGCTTTGAAATCTACGAGTACGACGATTGCCCGTACTACAATGCAACCACGCTGAAAAAGATTGCCTACGGTGCGGTACCCGCCGATACCGATATGCAGGCGTCGATCGCTTTCTCGCCGCTGCGCATGATGAAAGCCAACGGCAGCGTGAAAACCTATGCGTCGGAGGCCGAGAAAAACCCGACCACGCAGGAGAACCTTATCAGTTTCCGCACCTATTCGATCTGCCTGCCGCTGAAAAACGAGGCTATGGGCGCGATCGTGAGCGCGAAAGCGTAAAGAGCAACACCCGACAACCGAATGAAAAAGGAGCTTAAATACTTGGTTATCCATTGTACTGCCACGCCCGCAGGACGCGAGGTAACAGCCGACGAAATCCGGGCGTGGCATACAGCTCCTCCGCCTGCGGGCAGGGGGTGGCGGCAAGTGGGATATACCGACCTTTTCCATTTGGACGGGCGGGTTGAGCGGCTTGTCGCCAACAACGAGGACGCTTATGTCGATGATTGGGAGGTGACGAACGGTGCCGCCGGGTACAACGGCGTATCGAGGCACATTGTTTACGTGGGCGGTTGTGCCAACAACAAGGCACTCACACCCACGGACACGAGAACCCCGCGTCAGCTCGACGCCTTAAAGCGTTATGTGCTGGACTTTCACGCCAAGCATCCCGGGGTGAAAATCCTCGGGCACCGAGACCTCCCGGGTGTGAAAAAGGCGTGCCCGTCGTTCGATGTCGCCGCATGGTTAAAATCTATCGGAGTGAGACAATGAGCACGGAGTTACTCTTGGCGGTTATCGGCATACTGTCCGCACCCGTCGCGTCGTGGCTGGCCTCAAAGCTCACCCGGCGCAAGTACGACACCGAGATTGCCAAGCTCCACGCGGACGTTGCGGCGGAAGGGATTCAGGCTGCTCCCGCTGTTGTGAAGCCCAACCGTAAGGAGCTGGAAAACGCAAGGCTCGGGAATGAGATCATTATGCAGAACATCGTGCGCCCGTTGGAGGCGCAGGTTAAACGACTGAACACGAATGTTTCACGATTGGAGAAAGCCCTCGGCAAAATTTCTCTTTGCCCTCATGCTGCCGACTGCCCTGTTTCTCGGGAGTTGCTCGACGACGAAAAAGGCGACAGCGGCAAGGCAACGGCAGGAAAGTAAAACCGAGCAACACACCGCGCTCGACCGGGAGGTGAAAACGGACAGCATCGCGGCCAGCTCGTCGCGTGACGTGAGGCACGACGCGCTCGACACCTCGACGACCACCGAGCAGGTGAGCGACGAGGAGGTTGTGACAACCGTGCGGGAATACGACACGGACAAGCCCACGGACGCGGCCACCGGGACGCCCCCGTTGAAACGGGAAATCACCCAATCGCGCCGTAAGGCTGACGCCGGACGGCAGACGCAAACAACCGGGCAGACCACCGACCAGCAGCGGGAAACCGCCGGGCAGGTGAACAAACAGCAGACCGACAAGACGGCCTTGCAGGAAAACAGCCAGCAGCAGGATAATGCCGCGGCACAGGTTGAAACCACCGAAAAACGGGGTTTGAATACTTGGCAACGCGTGTTATGCACCCTCGGGGGACTTGTGATTTTAGGTGCTCTTGTGTGGCTTGGCTGGAAACTTAAACGGCTTTTATAAACCTTTCAACAACACGCAATTATGGCAAAGAAAAACAATAAACCGGGCGAGACTCCGCAGGAAACCGCAGGAGCCGCCAATACGGAACAGCCGACCCCGATCGTGCAGAACCCCGACGAGAGTGCCGGAGCTGCCGCGGGTGACGGTGCAGGAACCGCCACGGGTGCAGAACCGCAGAACGATACAGGAGCCCCGGTGGTAACAGAACAGCCGGGCGCGACCACGCAGGCCGCCGGAGCTGCTGCGGGTGACACCGCGGAGACCACGGGCAAGACCAAAAAGGCCGCGGAGCCGAAAGTATCGGACGCTGTGGCGAAGATTGGCAAAGCCCTCTTAAAGAGCAACCCCGAAATGTCGGTCGTGTACATGACGGCGGACGGTTCCGGGTTCTACGAGAAGAACGACGCGGAGCTCCACGCCCGCAACCTCACCAACAAGGCGGTGACGCCCGTAAAAAAGTAGCTGAATGCAGAGTATCAAATTTCAACGCACGAACGGGAATATCCCGAAAACCCTCGCGGGTCAAGACCACATCAGCGGCTTTGTCGCCTACGTGACGACGCTGCCGACGGGGTTCTCGGAAAGTGCCCGCATCCAGCCGTGCTCGTCGATCGAGACCGCCGAGAAACTCGGCATCACCAGCGACGAGGGTGCAGCGTGGGAAATCCGTCTGCTGCACTATCATTTGAGCGAGGTGTACCGCCTCAATCCGGGTATCAGTCTGTACGTGGGATTGTTCGCCAAACCCACGGGCTCGAATTACACCTTTTCGGAGATCAAGACGATGCAGAACTACGCGGGCGGTGCGCTGCGGCAGGTGGCCGTGTGGTGCGGACACAAGGAACTCGCCGCGGGCGACCTTACAGCTTTACAGGGCATTGCGACCTATCTGCAAGAGTACGACCGTCCGCTCTCGATCGGCTACGCGCCGAAAGTTACGGCGGTTACGTCCATGACTGCGAGCCTCGCCGGAGCCGGGAAATGCAACGTCTCGGTCATTATCGGGCAAGCTGGCAAGGGTGTCGGCGCGGATTTGTACGCCGACGCTGCCAACACGGGCAAGTCCTCGGTTTCGGGTGTGGGCGTGTGGCTGGGTATCACCTCAAAGGCTGCGGTGCATCAGTCGATCGCCTCGATCGAGAATTTCCCGACGGGTGTCGATCTGCCTGCGTTCGGTGACGGTACGCTGCTGCGCGACCTCGACACGGCGATTATCGAAAGCCTCGACACCTCGCGCTTTCTGTTTTTCGTGACTTACGACGGTTTTGCCGACTCGTATTTCAACGACTCTCACACAATGGACGACGCGACGAGCGATTACGCTATGATCGAGAACGTCCGCACTATGGATAAAGCGGTTCGCGGCATCCGCAAAGCCCTGCTCCCGAAGCTCGGCGGCACGCTGTACGTCGATGCGGAGACCGGGCAGCTCGCCTCTTATGAGGTCGAGTACCTCACCACGATCGCCAACAAGCCGCTCGAAGATATGCAGAAAGCGGGCGAGTTGAGCGGTCTGAAAGTGGAGATCGACCCCAACCAAGACGTGCTTTCAACCTCCGAGCTGGAGTTTGTCATTACGCAGGTCGGCGTCGGTGTGCTGCGCAGAATCAAATGTAAAATCGGCTTTGCAAAAAGCCTCAACTAAACGGCTGAATGGCAGTTGAAACGTCAAATTTTATTCCCCTTATCAACGGCGTCGAGTATTCATGGGGCGACATCACGGCCACCGTCGGCGGTGTTCCCGTTATCGGCATTACGGCGATCGAATACGGCGACGACCAAGTTGTTGAGAACCACTACGGCGCAGGACGGTACCCCGTTTCGCGCTCAAAGGGCAGAGTGACCCCGACGGCGAAAATCACCGTCGCAATGGGCGAGGTGATCGGCTGGCAGGCAAAGAGCCCGACCGGGCGGCTGCAAGACCTCGCGCCGTTCCCTATTGTCGTGGCGTACATTCCAGAGGACGGGCAGATTGTAATCGACAAGGTTATGAACTGCCAATTCAAGAAGAACACCCGCACGTGGAAAGAGGGCGACACGCGGCAGCTCGTCGATCTCGAGCTCGTGCCCTCGCATATCGCATGGCACAACAAGTAAAATCAAGTATAACCAACGGGGCGGGCGTGACTGCCTGCCCCTTTTTACAACGTAAAATTATGGGTAAAGAAACCAACAACACCGTGGAAATCAAAGACGCCAAAGGCGACGTAATCCGTGTACTCGTGTTCATCGACAAGGACGGTGTGCGCATCTACAAAGACAAGGACACCGGGGAGGTCGTAAAGACGCTCAAAATCTGCAACGGCGGCGTCTCGGAGGAGCAGGTCAAGACGTGGAAAGGCGAACACCGCAAGGTACACATGATCGAGGTCGAGGACGACGGCGATCTGTTCGTCGGTTATTTCCACCGCCCGAGCATGGAAACCATGTCCGCGGTAAACAAGCTCGCCAAAGCCGACGAGGTAAAGAGCACGACGGCAATGTTCGAGAACTGCTGGCTGGGCGGCGACCCGGTTATGAAAACCGATACCCTCGTGCGCATGGCCGCGATCAAGCAGCTCGGCGCAATGTTCGATCGTGTCGTCGGCACCCTAAAAAACGTGTAGAGGCGCACCAGCTCTCGGACAACGACGACGAGCAGTATATCGCCAAAGGGTGCGCCTTAATCCGGGCGAACTTCCATATCGACCCCTACCAGCTCACCGAGGAGGAATGGGCGGAGCGGTTTTCCGAGGCCGTATGGATTGAGGGAACACGATTAACGAACCTTGCCAAGATTTTAGCAAAACTTTTCGAGACAGACCCAAATAATGAGTAGTTACGCTTTTGATTATTCGTTCAACATTGTAGGCAACGCCTCCGCCGCTGCGCAGCAGATCACGGGGGACGTTACCACGTTGAACAATACCGTCAAGCAGGCCACCGGGGTTTGGGACTCGTTTTCGGGCAAGGTTGTCATGTTCAACCAGCTTTCGCAGTTTGTCGAGGGTTTTTCGCATACGGTCGAGAGCACGCTCGCCCCGGGTGCCGCCCTCAATGCTTCGCTCGCCGACTTGTCGGCAGTTTCCGGCGAGACGGGCGAGAGCCTGCGGACGATCGAGCGGTACGCCCGGGACACGGCAAAGACTTTCGGAGGCTCGGCGGCGCAGAGCGTCGAGTCGTACAAACTTTTGCTCTCGCAGCTCTCGCCGGAACTTGCCAAAACCCCGGACGCTCTTAAAAACATGGGCGACAATATCGCCGTGTTGAGTAAGACAATGGGCGGGGACGCCACGGCAGCCGCCGAGGCGCTCACAACAGCGATGAACCAATACGGGGTATCGCTGGCCGACCCTATGGAGGCGAGCCGCAAAATGGCGGACATGATGAACGTCATGGCGGCAGCCGGGCAAGCAGGGTCGGCGGAGCTTCCGACGATCAAAGTCGCGCTCGAGCAATGCGGTATGGCGGCCAAGAGTGCGGGCGTCTCGTTCGAGGAGACGAACGCCGCAATCCAAGTGCTCGACAAGGCGGGCAAAAAAGGAGCCGAGGGCGGTGTCGCCCTGCGTAACGTCATGGCGATACTTTCGACGGGTCGGTTCCTTCCGAAAGACGTGAAAGAGGAGCTCACGGCGGCGGGTGTGAATATAAACGACCTCACCGACAAGTCGAAAAGCCTCACCGAACGGTTGGAGCCGCTCAAATCGGTACTCAACGACTCGGCCTTGTTTACAAAGCTGTTCGGGCGCGAAAATAGCAACGCGGCAATGGCTCTCGTGCAGGGCATCGACGAGGTGAACCGATACACGGAGGTTATTTCCGGGACAAATACGGCTTTCGAGCAGGCGGGCATCATCATGGAGTCGTACAACGAGAAGAAAGCGCGGGTACAAGCCCGGTTCGAGGATTTCAAGATTTCGGTATTCAACGCGACGGGAGATTTCGGCATTTGGGTCGAGACGGTTGCGAGCTCGCTCGTCCCACTCTCGCAGCTTATGCCGCTCGTTATGGGTGTCGGCAAGGCTATGATGCTGGTAAAGGGTATCAATTTCGCGGGTGTGTTCTCGTCCATGTCCCGGATGTGTACGGTCGCCCGGTATCAGTTGCTTTTTATGAACGCCGAGCTGCGCACCGGGCAAATGGTCTCGATCGGGTTCCTCGGAAATATCGTCCGGGCTACGGCGGCGGTTGTCCGTTTCGCCACGGTGGGCTTGTGGTCGGGAATAAAGGCGATCGGGGCGTATGTTCTCTCGTTGGTTACGGGCGGCACAGCGTCGGCGACGTTCGCGGGTATTGCCTCGGGTGCGTTTGCTACGTTCAAGGTCGCCGCGGTGTCGGCGTGCCGGGCGGTTGGTATCGCAATTATGAATATCCCGATCATCGGCTGGATTGCCGCGGCGATTGCCGGGCTTATTGCGCTGGGGGTCTATTTCTGGAACACCTCGGCGAAATTCCGTGCTGTGCTGAAAGGTCTCGGCGCGGCGTTCGTGGCGGTGTTCAAGGGTATTTGGGACTTGGCAAAAAATGTCTTTGGCTCGATCGGTGACCTTATCAAAGCGGCGTTTTCGCTCGACGGCAAGGGCATAAGGGACGCTATCAATAAGCTAAAAGGCGGTTTCTCGGAGTTTGGTACCAATGTCGGCAAGGCGTTCAATGACGCCTACGAGGGCGAAATGGCGCGGAGCAAGGCAGAGCAGGAGGCCAAGAAAAAGAAAGAGGGCGACGAGGACGCCCCGGTTGTCGTAACCCCGGAGGGTGACGGCGGCGGTTCGATCACGAACGGGCTCGCGGGTATCGGCGGCACCTCGGACAAGTCGGATAAAATCAAGAACATCAACGTCACGATCGACAAGTTGATCGACAAATTCGAGATACACACGACCAACCTCCACGAAGATATAAGCAAGGTTAAAGAAATGGTCGCCGAGGCTCTCACGGGGGCTGTAAACGACGTAAATTATGCAATGTAATGAGTGATTTAACGCCTATCGGTTTTGCATTTATCGCGGCGGGTGTAGCACGCCGGGCGCGCATTGCACTCGCCCGGTTGAAGCCCTCGCAGGTAAATAAGGAGCTGCCCTCGTGGGAGGGTCACGGCGGGACTCCCGAGACCGTGGAGCTTTCGGTGCCGATCACCGACCGCGGGTATTGGGAGAGCCGCTACGTGCTTACGGAGCTGACCTTGCGCAAGGAGGACGGCGAGACGCTGGTTGTGAACGACGCAATCGTGAGTGTCACGCAGGAGAAACACATCGTCCGCACGACGCTCGTCGGGCTGAACGGCACGATCAAAGAGTACATCTGCGACGGTGACTTTGATATAAGCATTGCCGTCGGCATTGTGGCCGTCGATGCTGGCGGGCAGATCGTGGACGAATACCCCGAGGAGGGTGTGCGCAAGGTCAAGGAGTTTTTGAGTGAGAACAAGGCCGTCGAGGTCTCGAGTGTCTTTTTGTCGATTTTCGGCATCGACCGCATGGTCGTCACCCGGTTCTCGCTCAAACAAGAGACGGCCTCGAACCGTCAGACGATCGACGTGCGGGCACTCTCGGACGAGGACTATGTGATAAAGAGCAGCGAATATTAAACACCGATTAAACGGCGATTAAACCATGTTTAGGCTTACGGCAAAAATAGAGATCAAGAGCGCGAAAAAGTGGGTTTTCGACAAGGTGGCCTCGGTAGAGATCACCCGGGACATCGACACGCTCACGGACACGTGCGTTTTGCAGTTGCCGAAAAAAATCACATGGCAGGGCGAAAGCTCAAACCCGCTCAAACGGGGCGACGAGGTGACGGTGTGGCTCGGGTATGACGACGAGCTGCAATTTGCTTTCCGGGGTTTCGTAACGACACTCGGGCTGAAAACCCCGATCACGATAAGCTGCGAGGACTATATGTTTAAGCTCAAACAGCAGGCGGCGGTGAAGAAAGCGTATAAGTCGGCCACGCTCGAGCAAATTCTCAAAGACCAAAACCTCGGTATCAAGTACAAGGTTTTCGGTGAGCAGTCGATCGGGCAGTACCGCGTGACGGCCGACACCGTGAGCGGGCTGCTCGGGCATCTGAAAGACCACGGCGGCGTGCGGTCGTTCATCCGTATCGAGAACGACGAGCCCGTGTTGTACGTCGGTGTGCTGTTCGAGCATGACAAGACGCACAAGCAGGTGTTTGCGACGGGTGTAAACCTTATCGACGACAGCCAGCTCAAAGTGCAGAACGCCGCCGACGTGAAAATCAAGATCAAGGCGGTGTCGCTTATGCCGAACAACAAGAAAGTGCGCGTCGAGGTGGGCGACACCGACGGGGAGACCCGGACGCTGCACGCCTACAACAAAAAGGAGAAGGAGTTGAAAGCGTGGGCGGAGCAGGAACTCAAACGACTGAAACGTGACGGGCTGACGGGTTCTTTTACCACGTTCGGCGCGGAGCTGGTGGATAAGCTCGACAACGTGGGTGTAAAAATCGACGGCGAGCGTAAGGGCGTCTATCAGACGCAAAAGAATGTAATAAAATACTCGACGGGTGGTTTCCGGCAGGAGATCACGATCGGGTCAAGGGTAGCGGAATGACAATAGCGGAGGCAATTCGACAAATGGCTGCGGCGGGCTTGGAGCTTTACGGCAAGGTCTGCACGGTGGATGCGGTGGACGAGGACGCCCGGACGGTGGACTGCACGCCGATCGACGAGGGTGCGCCCCTCTTGGGAGTGAACCTGCAAGCCAACCAAGAGAGCGAGGACGGCATTGTGCTGTTTCCCGCGGTCGGCAGCTACGTCGTTGTGTCGTTCCTCGAGTCGTCGGTGGCGGTGGTTGTCCTCACGGAGAAAGTCGATAAAGTGGTGCTAAAAATCGGCAAGACCACAGCGGAGCTCGTGGACGGGCAAATCGACGTTTCCGTGCAGGACATCACGGCGCAGGTGACGGCGGACGCGGTGACGTTCAACGGCGGCAAGCTCGGCGGGCTGGTTGTGTCGAAAAAGACGGCGGACAAGCTCAATGCTTTGGAAAAGGATATAAACGAACTTAAAACGGTGTTTTCGGGCTGGACGCCCGCCCCGCAGGACGGCGGCGCAGCCCTCAAAGGCGCAGTTTCGACATGGGCGGGCAAGTCTCTTGTGACGACCGCCGCCACAGATTTAGAGAACGAGAAAGTAAAACATTGAGGCAATGGTTGGTATGTTGATAGACCCGGAGACGGGCGATTTGCAGGTAAAGAGCGGTTCGCTGGTTCTTGGTGACAACACCGAGCAGGTTGCCGAGTGTGTGATTATGGCCGCCCGGGGCGAGATCAAGGAGCACCCGCTCGTGGGTGCGGAGATTTCCAAGCTGGCGAATAGTAACGGCGACCCGCTTTGGTGCGCGAACGCGAAACAGATGCTCCAAGCGGTCGGCGTCCCGGTCTCCCGGGTGCGGCTGGAAGATAACCAAATAACGATCGAGTAATGAAAGTAAAGCCACTCGAAAGACAAAGCGTGCTCGATGTTGCAATACAGACGAGCGGCGGTGTCGAGGCAGCTTTTGAGTTGTCAGTCAAAAACGACATCGCAATATCGGCGGAGATTGCTCGGGATGCAGAGCTCGACACGGTGGCCGTTGTTGATAAAACGGTGTTGAGCCGCTACGAGGCGCGGAACCTCCGCCCGGCAACGGAGTTGTCGCCGGAGGATTTGGAGGCGGTGCCCTATGGAGGTATCGGATTTATGGGAATTGAAATTGACTTTGTAGTAAGCTAATGGGACGGACTATATCAGAGATAAAAGACAGTATCGCCGAGGATTTCATGCGCAATGCAGACGTCGCGCGTGCTTACGGGTTCAACCCGGGCGACAGCTTTACGGCGTATTTCAGCAAAGCGTCGGTTGAAAGCGTGTTGTTCTACATTTTTGCGTGCGCCGCGTGGGTTTTGGAAAACCTTTTCGAGCAGCACAAGCAGGAGGTGAACGAGGAGATCGAGCGGATTATGCCGCACCGCCCGAAATGGTACCGGGACAAGGTTCTCGCCTTTATGAAAGACAAGGCGTTGATTGCCGACACGGACGAATACGACACGGAGGGCATGACCGAGGACGACATCACCGCGGCGCGGGTTGTCAAACACGCCGTCGCCACGGAGAACAAGGACGCCTCAATTCTGACGATCAAAGTTGCGGGCGAGAACGGGGGCAAACGTTGCAAGCTCGACGAGGACACAGAGACGCAGCTCGCCGCCTACATCGGTGAGGTCAAGGACGCCGGGGTGCGTATCAACTTGGTAAACATCGACGCCGATACATTCAACTGTACGGTGGATATTTACTACGACCCTATGATGCTGCCGGAGGAGGTCGAGGCCGCCTGCCGGGAAGCAATAAAGAACTATATCGAAAACCTGCCTTTCAACGGCGAATATACCAACGTGTCGCTCGTCGATAGGTTGCAGGCGATCGAGGGGGTAAAAATCCCCGAACTGAAAGGCGCGACGACCTCGGCCAACAACGAGACCGCCCTCACGCCGATAGATGCGCGATATATCCCGGTGGCCGGGTATTTCACAACCGGGGCGATAACTGTAAACATGAAAGTTTATGAGTAGGTACGACGTGAATTTTAAGCGGCTGGCGTTGTTGCTGCTGCCGACGTTTTGGCGCAAGCCCCTGCTTGCGACGATCGCTTATGCCGCGGTGTCGCCGCTCTGCTACATACATACGCGGTTCGTTTTGTTCCGCCGGGACTCGGTTTATCGCCTCACCCATAACGGGCAGGTGTGTTACCTGCGCGCGGTGTTAAACGACCAATTCGACCCGATCGAGCGGCGTATCACCGTCACGGAGACCGCCGGGGACGCGGGTATTTTGATGCTCTACAAGCGTGAGGTGGAACGTGCGCAGCTCGTGCCGACCCGGGAGGTTGGCCGGGCGATCATTGTAAACCGCCGCGGGTTCGACGGCATCAATGCCTTTGATTTTTGGGTGAACATCCCGGCGGCTCTTTTCGAGTCTGTGGACGTCACCCGGTTAAAAGCGATCGTCGGCACTTACAAGCTGGCATCCAAACGATTTTCGATAAATTATATATAGCTGAATGGATAAACAGACCATTGCGCGGCTGCTCTTGCAGCCGAATAAAAACTTTCCGATCGACTGCGAGACGATCGACTCGTTGCAGACCAATATCGCGGTCGTGCAGGTTCTCGGCAACCTCGTCGGAGACAAGGCGATTTTGTACGGGTGCGAGCCGGAGCAGAACGGCACGCGCCGCAAAGCCGGTTACGTCTTTCTACGCACAAAGGACTATCCCGCCGGGGAGGTGATCTTGTGGGAGGGCGGCAATATCTCCGGGGGTATGTATGTGAATCAAGAGGTCGTCCCGGTCACGGCGCAGGGTTACGAATTTCCGCAGGCGTACACCGTGCGCTCGCTGCTGCCGGGCGTGGGCGCGGAGAATTACAGTTGGAACGATTTTAAGCTCTACAAGACGCCCCGGGAACTCGAGGCGTATATACAGAGCCTCGAGACGACAATCGCCAAGCTCGCGCCGCCCCCGCTGGGTATCGTTCAAATGTGGGCGGGCTCGAAAGTGCCGGAGGGTTACGAGCTTTGCGACGGTCGGGAGTTGAAGATTACCGAGTACCCGGATTTGTACGCGGCGATCGGCACGACGTTCAACCGGGCATATAGCTCGACGGGTTCCATGTACTCGACCACGAGCGGATATTTCCGCCTGCCCGACCTGCGGGGACGGTTCGTTGTGGGTTATAACGTGAACGACACCGATTACAAGACCTACGGAAAAGTCGGCGGCGAGAAGAAACACGCCCTCACCACCTCGGAAATGCCAGCGCACACGCACCAGCAGTATTTGTGGGCGGGTGCGAGCGGCGATTGGAAAGGCGGCGGGCGCAACTCGTGGCCGAATGCAACGAGCCAGCATGACAGCACGACCCCGTGGGGTTCCACGGGCAGCGCGGGTAGCGGTATATCTCACGAGAACCGCCCGCCGTACTACGTGCTGGCGTATATCATGCAGGTAAAATAGGCGGCAATGATCGACACGTTGGTAGTTATCATTATGCTGGTTTCGCCCGTCGATACGGTGAAACAACAGCCCCGCAAATACGACCTCGCCCGGTTGGAGCAGACGTGCCGCGAGGCGGCTCGGGCGGCGACCGAGGCAACGAAAGAAGAACGAGACAAGGTGTTGAATTTCGACGACCTCCGCGCGATCGTGGAGGAGTTGGAGCGCAACAGCGTAAAACCCAAAAGATAATGGCAATAAGGAGTATAGCGCAATTAAAAGCGTGGTTCAAGCGGGGCAAGTACCCGACCGCCGAGCAGTTTGCGGATTGGCTCGACAGCTATTTCCACAAGGAGGAGGACAAAATCCCGATTGGCTCGGTCGATCAGCTCCCGGAGCAGCTCAATAACAAGTACGACCGCACGGACGGCGAGGAGTTGGAGCGCAAGCATAACGAGCTCCGGGGTGATTTCAACACCCACAAGGCCGCCGCCGAGAAAGAGTTTGACAACATCCACACCAATTTGGAGGAGCTCGAGGCGGAGGACGTGAAGATTTGGGCGGACATCGGCACGATACACCAAGACGTCGCCGATTTGCAGGAGACCGACCGACAGATCAAAGCCGAGATCGCGGAAATGCACGCCACGGACACCGCCCTGCAAACGAGCCTCACGAACGCGCATAACGACATCGGCACAATCCGGGAAATGCTCAAAGGCGGTGCGACACTTGCCGAGGCGAAAGCCGCGCTCGTGGCGTTGGGTGCCAACTACAAAGATTTGTATGCGGTCGCCAGCACGTTAAAGACGTTCTTGCAGTCGAAAGACACGGCGGACGCCACGATCAACACGTGGCAGGAGATCGAGAGTTTCTTGCAGGGTATTACCGACTCGCAGAGTCTTACGACCCTGCTCTCGCAGCTCGAGACGAAAATCACGACGGCGTACAACGCCGCGATCGCGGCGGCGGTCAAGACCGAGAAAGAGCGGGCGGAATCCGCCGAGCTCGAGGTGTCGCGGCTGGTCGATCGGGAAAAGAGCCGGGCAGAGTCCGCGGAGTCCGCGTTGGGCGAACGTATCACGCAGAGCAAAGCGGAGCTCAAACAGACCGACGCCGAGATCAAGCAGGATATTGCCGCGGTGCGCCAAACGATGCTCGGTATTTTGGCCGAGAGTGCGGGGCGTGTTATCCCGCTTGTCGTGAATGTCACGCCGCCGCATAAAATCACCCTCGGCAATACGGTGACGCAGTTTATCAAAGCGGAACTCCTGCCGAGCTTCGCGGTTCAAAACGTCCTTTTCTTGGGCGACGGCAAGGCGGTCGATGTCGAGCCGGACGGTGCGGTGACGGTTCTCGGTCTCGGCAAGAGCCGGGTGCATGTGATACCCACGGAGAACACGGCACTACACAAGACGGTAGAGATCGAGGTCGTCCGTCCCTCGTTTGTCAAGGAGTCCGCAAACGGGCTGCTTGTGACGGCAGGCAACAACATACTTTTAACATAAAAACATTGTAACAATGGCACTTACCAATCAAGAGGAAAACGACGTAAAATTGATGCTTGCGGCGTTTCAGAACGCAAAACGTATCAACGAGCTGCCGTGGGCGACGGGCAAGCTCTCGGACATGGCGGTACCCGTGCAGGACGAGAGTGGCGAGACGCGGCGCATGAACCTCGCCGAAGCCGTTGAGACGGCAGGCAACCCGATCGCGGGCAGGTATTGGAACGAGACGAACTCGACCCCGGTCGCTGCCGGGTATTATGGCAGCTTGGCGGCACTCAAAGAGCTGCCTAAAAAATTGGGGCTCGGTCGTTACCTCGTGACCGACGACCGGGTGCGGCGCAAGCTCGACCCGGCAGACTCGACCCGTTACGAGGACGGCAGCCCGGCCAAGCTCGACGGCTCGCAGGGGCAATGTATGTGGTGCTGGAATGCGCACTACTATACGACATGGAAAGAGGGCAATAACACCGTTGAGACGATCACGTTCCAGCCTATCCCGGGCAAAAAGTCTGTTTTCGTTCCGGCGGGTGGTATTTCGTGGTTTAGTGCCGGGGTGATTGACCGCACGGAGCAAAAGCTCTGCTCGGTTATTTCCACCGATGAACGGTACCGCGGCGGTAGTGGTTCCGCTCGTGCGGATTCTTACGACCTTGCCGCCGATGCTCCGCAGAAAACAATGCTCGGTATGGCGGCGACGGCATACGTTTACGGCAATTTCAGTACGATCGCCCGCAAGCGCGGCGAGGGCTGGGAGGCGAATTGGTATGTCGCCCGCGCGGTTGTGGAGTACACGATGCGTATTATTCTCGGCACCCGGCACTCGCAATCAGCCTACAACCCGAACCTCGACGCCGACGGTCTGTATCAAGGCGGCCTCGGTGCAGGCGTGACGAATATGCCAAATTGGGATAGTTATAACGGAGTATATCCTATTGTTCCGACCTCGGTCGGCCTCGAAAAAGGCGACGGCACGGGTGTCGTGGAGTACAGCGTCACGAAAGCTGACGGTACATCGGTCTATGTGGCACCCGTTCCGGTGTTTTTCGGGCTTGTAAACCCGTTCGGGCACCTTTGGGGCGTTTGCGGGGGGCTTGTTATCGACGTGGGCGCAACGAAAACGCTCGCGTATGTCGCGCCGTCCATGTACGCGCCTTTTAGCTGGACGAATACCGACGGGATGTTGCTCGCCGCGGAATTGCCGCGCAATGAGGGTTACATCAAGAAATATTCGACGCACCTGCTGGCCTGCGTGCCGACGGAGGTCGGCGCAAGCACCGCAACCTATTTCGCCGATTATTTTTATACGAATGTAGAGGTTTATTCAGGTTTCCGTGTCCGTTTGGTAGGCGGTTCGTCGTACAATGGCACGGCTGCGGGCGCGTTCG